CCCACAAACAAAAGAAACTATCAAGATTCCTGCATCAAAGGTTCCAGGATTCAAAGCAGCTAAGAACTTAAAGGAATTAGTTAAGTAAATAATCAGGCACTCATAAGAGTGTCTTTTCTTTATTTATAAGTAACTTCGCATAATGTATGTTCTTAAATTTTAGTTTAGTCAACTTAAAATTAGAAAGGGGTATAAAATGAACGTTAAAGCGGTAATCGTTGAAAAAATAAGTAAAGCGGGAAAGCCGTATAAAGTTTTACATATTACTTTCCCTAATGGTTACGTATTTGAAACATTTTTAAACAATGAACAGTCTTACATTATCGAAATGAACAACGAATAGAAAGGGGATATATAATGGTCGCTCATTTATTAACTATTGCTCGTGAGGCTAGCGGTTACCAATTTGGTTTTGATGCTGCTACTGTAGTTACTGGTATGTTTGCAGTTATTTCGCAAAATATCGTTCCTATTCTCACATTGATGGGTATTACATTAGGTGCTGCTTGGGTTGTTAAATATTTCAAGCATGCAAGAAAAGGCAAGATTTAATTATTCTTACTAATCACAATTAGCTACTGTGATAGTAGGGGAGATAGTCAATTGTGGCTATCTCCTTATTTTTTTAGAAAGGAGTCATAATGACAAATTTAGAATTAATAAAAGTTTTAGTTACTTTATTTTCTGATTTTTTTAAGTATTTTATGCCAGTTGCTGGGCTTGTTGCTGGTGCTAATTTGGTTATTAATTGGATATGGTCAATTCTTTTCAAACCATTTCAACATATGTAATTAAGTTATTAATTGCATGCATGTTTTTAATTCCAGTTCATGCAGAAGAGACATCAAGTCCATCTCCAAGTCCTACACCTGAAACGCAGAATAATGATGATTTAATTGATTATTTAGAAAGACAGAAAGCAGAACAGGCAGAAAAGGAAAAGCAAGAACAGGAAAAGAAAGAACAAGAAGAACAAGAGAAGAAAGAGAAGGAAGAACAGGAAAAGAAGGAGAAGGAAGATCAAGAGAAAAAAGAAAAGCAAGAACAAGAAGATAGAAATTCTTTTGACTCTGCTAGTGATGTTATTTATGGTATGTCTAATAAGTATGGTTATTATTTTATTGGTTATACTCGTGCTAATAATTACGCTAATTACGTATATTATGGATATTTTTTTACTGACTTAACACAGTTTGAAAGGGTAGGTAACTCCGTTAAGTTTACCAATGGAAAGGGGAAATATGTATACTGCACTAATGGTGGTGGTTGTTCGTTTTCTAACTTAGATAATCAATTTTCTATCCCTAATTGGCAGAATATACAAAGTAATATTTATGAACTCGATTATCCGTCTATTACGTCGATTGATAAGGGTTATTTACACCTTATTGATTTCTTTACCAAGATTATTTCGGCGACTTTTTCTATTGCTCTTTTGTACAGTCTATGTAATAGGCTCTTTATCAATAAAGGTAAACGCATATGATATTTATTATCCTGACCCATCATCAATTTTAGCCTATACTTACTGGCAAAATTTGGGTGTTAATGAGATGGCTACCAATGCAGTTTCTAATGGTGCTGGCGGTGTTATCTCTGGGAATATGTACGTTGAAAACGGTCATATGTATAAGATTGTATTAGATAATACAGGTGATAGAAGTACTCGTATTTGTTTCCCTAGATTAAGTGGAAATTATCAGATGTATACCGCTTATAATTCTAATGCTTCTTTGGCTTGGAATTCTGGAAGTGGTCCTATGGTAATGGAGTTCTATGCTAATCAGCAGTTAGATCCTTCACGTTGTTTTTGTTATGGATATTCTGGTACTGTTGCACCTATTACTTTCAAATTTTTTGAATATGTCGGTGGTAAGTCTTATATGTTCCATTACTGCTTAGAATTTACACCACCAGAATATAACTATTCTGTTAATTTTATTACCTTTAGTGGTAATTATTCAGGCTGGGAAGTTTATCCTATTCTTTTCAAATATAAGTCTAATTTAACGGATAATGAGCGTTCTTCGTTTGGTTATCCTTCGACTGGTCAATCTATTGATGAATTAAAGTTGCAATCTAAGGAGCAATTTGAAAAGCAGATTGCAGAGTCAAAAAAGCAACATGAAGAGCAGATGGATACATCAAAAGTTACAGAGGTTAATGGTATTGCTGATAATCTTGTTAAATCTGGAAACGAGAAGACGAAGAGTCTTTTGTACCCTGTTCAATGGGCAATAGATACTGCGCATAATTTAGCGTCTGCTCCTTCTACTGGTACTATTACTATTCCTGTTATTTTTGGTTCTGGAACATTTGATATTGATTTGACAGTTTTAGAACGTAATGTTCCGTCTGTTTGGTCTTTTATTCAAAATTTTATCCGTTTTATTGTTGCTCTTGGCATTTTAAGGGGCATTTTCGGACTATTTAAGGGGGTTGATGGGTAAATGATTGTAAAAGCATTTCTTGCGATAATAAAGGCTATTACTGACGTTGTATTTAGCATTATACCAGCCATTCCAGTTTTTCCTTCTTTTGTAGGTGATTCATTAAATTGGTTTTCTAGTTTTGCTATTCAGGGTGCAGGTATTTTTAAATATATTCTTGGTGATTTAGTTTACTCTGCATTGATTGATTATGTCGTTTTAGTCTTAGGTTTTAAACTGTTCTTAGTAGTATTTAATTTTATTAAAAAGTACGTATTAATGAAAGGGTAAAGAAAGGAGTGAACCAGTCGCTAACGTATGTGCGACTGGTTGTATATCATGGCAAATATTGAGAATCTAGTTAAGAAAGATATTAAGTCTTTAAATGGTCAAGTTATTAAAGATGATTATTTGTTATCAAAAAATAAAGATTTTTTCAGGTTATCTGGTGTACAGGTTTTCTGTGGTCGTCAGGGCCAAGGTAAAACTATTTCAATGGTTAAAGTTTTACTTGATCTAAAAAAGAGATATCCAAAATGTATTGTTGTTACTAATTTAATTTTAAATGTTGATTTTGATTACATTCATTTTAGTTCTATGGATGATTTAGCCAATGTACTTACTTCTGTTAATAATGGCATATATGGAGTTGTATATGCAATAGACGAGATACACACATATTTCAACGCTTTAGATAGTAAAAACATACCAAGTTATATATTTACAGAAATAAGTCAACAAAGAAAACAAAGAAAATTAATTTTAGGCACAAGTCAATTATATTTAAGACTTGCTAAACCATTCAGAGAACAGAGCGACACTTTAATAATGTGTAAATGTATTTTACAGAAATTTAATTTTATGTATGTATATGATGGTGCAACTTTAGTCGAAGATTTTGGCAAATTGTCAGGCGATTTATTAAAAGTTGGTTTCTTCATGCAGACTCGTAAATTAAGAGATAGTTATGATACATATCAAAAAGTTGTCTCAGGTCGCGAAGAATATGAAAGCCAGACAAGTTTTAACTTTGAAATTAACAAGAAATTATTAAAAAAATAGTTACAAAATCGAAAAATTTTGTAACGGTAGTATGCTAATTTTTTTAAGAATTAGGCAAGCGTTAGCGCGCAAGTGTCGAACCACTTTCAGGGGGGTTACTACGACACCCCCCTAAGGTGCCATGTGCCATGTGCCAAATTTATCGATAAACGATAAGAAAGGGGATTTATGAAATGTAAAAAATCACGATACTGGACATTCTTAATCTATCCAGAATCTGCACCTAAAAATTGGTACGAATTATTAGAAGAACTACATCTTCCAACTTGTGTTAGTCCGTTACATGATAAAGATACTAATCCTGACGGTGAACCTAAGAAACCACATTATCATGTGATGATATGTTGGGAAGGTCCTACTAGTTTTAATAATGTACAAGAAATATCTAATCTTTTTTCTGGTGTTATGCCTTTTCCTGTTGCGAGTGTAAAAGGTATGTATAATTATTTCACTCACAAAGATAACCCAGAAAAGCACCAATATGATAAAAAAAATATATTAAATATTTCTGGGTTTGATATTCTTGATTTTCGTACATACACATCTAACGAAGTTTTAGAAATGCGCTTAAAAATTGATGAATTTATAAGAATGGGTTTGATTTTAGAGTACTACGAATTACGTGAAAAATTAATAGATTATGATTTGGAATTATATTCGTATGTCAGTAATAATACTTGTTTGTATAAAGGTTTTCTTGACTCTAAAAGAAATTCTTTAAAAAAATGATTGTATTTAAATTTTAATTTAGTATAATTAAATTATAGAAAGGAGATTATCCTAAATTGAAGAACTACTACCGCGAGTTCTTCACCAGTATTAAGGGTTTTATAAAGTTTGCACCATTTCTTGATCAGTTAGGCATTAATCGTAGTGCTTTCTGTCGATTTCTTAAAAATGATAATTTTGATTATGAAGTTAGTACAAATAAGTTATCAGATTTAAAGTCATTGATAATAGAAAAATGTCAAAATTTACTGGTGAATTGAACTACTTCGCATAATGTATGTTATGCGATTTAAATAAATATAAAAAGATGAGTATCATCAGGAGCGTTTACTCATCCTTCTTCTTTGG